TCTAATAACTTGCTCTCAAAGTCTAATAACTCTTTGTCGTTAATCACATTAGAATAGAAGTTTGTTTTATCTAATCCATATTTCCAAATATTGTAAGATACTGCAAAAGCAATAGAATTTCTAATAGCCTCTGCATCTCTACGTTTACCAGACTTTGTATTTTTTCGAGTGTAACTTCTTTTAGCTTTTATATCTGAAAATTTACTAATACCTCTATTTAACATAAACTTTCTAACGGCTGATATAGGAGGAGCATTTTTCCAAGAGAATGGACTTTTGTAGCTAAAACGGCTTATACCTTTATTTTTTTCAGCTCCACTTACACCCTCATCAATAAACTGGTAATAAGTTGGCATTGCTATTTGTATTCTAAATCCGTTAGAAGTTATTGTTATTGGGTTTGTATTCCCATCAGCTATACTTTGAGCAGTAGCTCCACTTGCTACCCTACCAACATCATATAAGGACTTTACTAAATCATCAACTATTTTCTGCCAATATTGGTTCAGCATTCCTATTAATCTCTTATCTTGCATTTTTCTCGTAATCTTGTTTCTCTACCATATAAGCCCACCAGTTCAGAAACTCAATAGCTCCTAATTTAGTTGCCTCGTTAATACTTATGTTGTGTAAATCTGCCATAGCTTTTATCACGCTGAAGAGTCCCCATCGTTGTCCAAAATCTCCCTCGCCATCTTGACTGAGTTCTCCGTCCACTTTTGTAAATAATCCTCTGAATTTTTTAAGTAGCCGTTCCAGAGATTCCAAAAAAAAACAAAGACATTCCATACATCTGTTACTTTTACATCTCGGCAATATTTAGCTCTCTCTGTAAGCGTTAAATTATCCTCGCTATACTTCTTGCCTTTTTGCCTACTTAATGCAGCTATAAGCAAGTCCATTACTTGTATGCTCTCGCCTTGATGGTTTGCCCTTATATTAAGTATGTCTAATAGCTGACCACTTGTTAGCCTATCTGGTCTATGCTCAACGTGGTATTCCTCGCCATTTAAAAAGATTTTATTATTAACCTTTTTTTGCTCCAGCTTATTTAGGTTGATTTTGCCTATATCTTTAACCATATCATTAAACTCAGATAGCTTAATCTTACTGGCTTCGTCATAGGTTATATTCTTAATTGCTGCTACTGCGTAAATATTCTGTTCAATTTCCGTTAGGTCTTTGTCTATATTGTTAAGTAGCTGATATTGCCCTACTGTAATATCATAAAACTGTATACTGTCCATATCCTTTCTTACTAAATTTGTGCATTATTAAATATCTTAGAGCGTCAATAGCGTGGTTATATTCATCAATAGGTACGTTAAGGCTATCTCCGTTTTTATTTACTTTCCATTTATATTGTTCAAGCTCTTTTATTAAATTCTTACTTGACGAATGTACGTTAATTGCATAACCTTTCAAAAGATTAATGCCAAACATAACACTATCTTTGCCCTTTTTTACTCCATCTATTGTCCACCTTAATCGCCTTAGCTCCTCTATACTCTTTGGCTCGGCACTATCTGCTACTATTAAAGCTCCTCTGCTTACGTTTAAAGCATCCATTCTACTGCTTATATCTTGATTAGTTAAGCCAGTTTCATATATCAACTCCTTAACGTATAATTCTCCGTCTTGCATACGCACCTCAATCAGCGTTGTAGGGTCATTACTAAAACCAAAATCTATTCCGTACCCTATTATCTTTTTATCTTCAAACCCCTCATTCAATACATACCACTTCTTAAATATAAGCCCCTCTATTCGCCCAGTAATACCTCTGGCATATACTTTCCATAGGTCTAAATCTTTGCTTTTAAGAGCCTCTATCTTCTCTCTTATCTTCTCGCTTAAGAAAGGGTTATGCCTATGGTCTGATATTATTAATTCTGTGCTGGGTATTGGTATTACTTTATCGTGTACCCAAAAGCTCGTATCTGGGTTGTAATCTATATAGACTTGCTTACGAGTTCTAAGGCTTAATTGCTCATAAATGTTGTAAGGTATTCCGTTTGCTTCATTTACGAATAGATAGTCACGCTTACCACTCTTTGCATCTTGGTCATTATCGTAGGAATTAAACTCCATTATAGAGCCATTAAGGAAACTAAACACTCTATCACTCCTATTGTAAAATGTTACTTGTTGTTTTATAGCCTCATCGCCATTATGTATGTCAATAGCATCCCTCAAAGCTCCTACCTTTAAATTAGGTATATCTTGACCTACTATCGTTATAGTGCAAACCTCGTTTATAGCCTTACTAAATAATACTTGCAAAATAGCATAGGTCTTACCAGAGGATGTACCACCTTGATTAACTACCACATCAGCAGCAGAGGTATAATTTTGGCGATATAAAGTAGAGGTACTAATCAACTATATCTTTCTCATTAGACGCTAATGGCACTCCAGTATCTATAATGTTTATGTCTAAGCTCTTATAGGTTGTCTCTTGCTGCACCTCAGTACGTTCTATATACCCTCGTTTCTTACCTTTGGTCTTTAGGTAAAATATAGTTCCAGTAGTATTGCCATCCTTAATCTGCTTATGCAGTTGGCTTTCTGCAAAGTCTAAAGCTATATTTTCTATATCCTCTACTGCTTCTTTATATATATCGTCTTGCTTTAGCCAAGTGTAATGTGTATTCCTACTTATTCCAACTGACTTACAAGCAGAGGTAACTATCCCTAAAGACTTCTCTAAAGCTTCTATCATTGCAGCCTTTTGTATGTCATTTTTTGTACTCATATTTCTCTACCACATTTATCACATATTTCTATTTGCCTATCTTCTTTAATTGGCTCTTCTGATTCATCTGCATTAAACGGAAATCCCTCTAAACCCCAATCTGATAATTCATTTACATCCCACTCATTAGCCAATATATCCCAGTCGTGTTCTCCAAAGCCTACGTTATCTGCTATAATAAATCTTCTTGCCTCTTCATCTGTTAAGTCCTCAGCCCTTTTAATCCACTCATCTGGCAGCTCAGTATATCCTAATTCTTTTAATGCCTTTAAACGCATATTACCTCCTAAGACTATATTGTCTTGGTTAATTATCATAGGTCGTAAAGCCATCATTTTAGGAAACTCCTTAATAGACTTTTTTAACTTCTCAAATTTCTCGTCTTTTATTATACGAGGGTTATTAGGATTGCTTTTAATATCTGTTACTTTCATTTAAAGTATTTATCATATAATTTAACAACGTGTTTATAGATGCACTTACCACAACTTACATCTGGTCTATATCTAAAGTTCTCTTGGCATAGCTCAATAAATTCATTATATAAACTTGGGTCAAGTCTGCCACCTTTCATATTATAGATAGCTCGTATTCTTGTTTCTAATTCCTCACTCATAATGATTGTAAGCGTTTTTCGTTCTCTTTTGTTATATCGTGTTTAATTGTTATGTCCTCTTTTAGCTTTAAGCCTAAATCTACTTGCATTGTGTGGTTACCTTTTATCTTCTTTATTGCATTAGACCATTCATTATTATATACCTTTAAGCTATTTTTATTTGTTGAGAGCAAAGTATAAGGCTCTACTGCCGATACCATTACTGGCTTTGCAAAGTGTCCAGCTTCAATCATTTTTAACTCAGATTTGCAGTTATTAAATAGATTATCTTGCAGAGGTATAACGCAAATACCACAATGTTTATAGTCATCAGCATAACTCTGTATATCGCTTATCTGTTTTTTTATAGCCTTCATTCGCTTTGGTAATCTTGGAGCTTTAATTAATAGCTTACTATCGTCAAAAGCGTTCCCTAATAGCTTTAAATCTTTTAAATGAGTAGTACCACCAGAATAAAAGAACGTATCAAAATTAAGACTTAAATCATCGTAAGCATATTGTTTTTCTGTTGGGTCTAAAGCGTTCTTAATTACTACTATATTTTTATTGTATGGTCTTACCTTATCAGCCAGTATAGAAGTTGTAGTCCATATCTGGTCAGCTAACTTTAGATTCTTAACAATACATTTATCGAGGTTGCTTTTTTGGTAATAGTATCGCATTGGGTGTCCTTTAGGTAATACCCAGTAATCATCTATATCGCAGATAACTTTAATTCCTTTTGCTCTTAGCTTAAGGAATGTTTCCTCTGGCTGCAATAGCCCAGATATATTCCTATTGTATACAACGTGAGTAATTCCTTCTAAGTTATTAAAAAACTCATCATCCTTATTCAGCAATACTACTACCTCAATACCATAATCTCTCTGCATCTTAGCAAATGGCATTAATAATCTATGGTAACTAACTCCGTTAATACCTCTTATAATAACTGCTATCTTAATCTTATTCTCGTACATTATCTTAAATTGTTTTTTAGCTTTCGTATAGTCATCTCTAAGCGTTCTATAACCAATAGACGCACCCTTGTGTATTTGGGTTAAGGTTTCTCCGTTAGAAATAGCTCTTAGAATATTAGCGTAGTAATGATTCATCCTATCAAGCACTTGCTCAACTTCTGGATGCTCTGAGTTTTCGTTGTCAAAATAAGGGTCTTGCTTCTTGCATTTCTTTAGATATTGGTTACGCATAACCATTGCAAAATAGCCTTTAAGGTTTTCAATAGGAGGCTTAGTCAAACATATTTCAAACGCAGTAGAGATTAGCTCCTCTGCTTCCAGCTTATTGCCAGTAAGTTTAAGAGCATAATCTCGTATGCTATCATCAAAATATATCTGTTCTAATTTCAAAAGGGTAGGCTTTCCTCTGAGGTAGCCATTTCCTTCTTTGGTTCTGGCTTCCAAGTATCAAGCTCAACGTATGGCTTTCCACTCTTTCCAATATTAATTTTAAGATTGACCCATCCTTTGTCTTGGTGTTTTTGAATAAAGGCAATAGCGTCATCAGCTTTTAAGCTAAGACCACCAATAACCCATTCTGGTGAATTAGGATTCATTTTAAACATAAATCCGTCTGCGAAAGTTTTTTCTTGTTTTTCCATTTTATTTATTTTCGTTTATTATCATTGACAAAAGTACGGAATAATTAGCTAAGTCCAAAATGCTATCCTCTATACTCTCGTTGTTAGGCTCTTGGTCTGAGTTAATCAATACTCCTAATCTTGCAACTTTGGTAGCGATTAAGTTTAGGCAGTTTGTTCTGGCATCTCCACCAGCAATAGTTCCAGCTAATTTAAAGTTAGATAATCTATCCTTATTTGCATAGTCATCGCCCTTGCTAAATAATGTCTTTCTCATCTCTCCAGTCATATAACCGAAATGTGCCATCTGTTCTTTTTTAGTCATTTATTTCTTTATTTAATTTTACTTCTTGTAGTTTCCATTCGTGCCTTCTGCTATGTGGTATTTTATGCCTTGTCATTAAGCGATTAAATAGCGTATTTTTTTCAGCTATATTACCATAGACCTCTTCGCTAATTATCTTCTTTGCTCTCATTGCAGTTACTTGGTATAATCCTTTCATATTAGTTTTCGTTGATATGATGTTTTATGACTTGTATCATAATAAACATTATCTCCCTTTGGATATGGCTTTGTATTAAATAATTTATTATTGAATAATTCTTTTTTTTGTTTTTTTGACCCACAGAAATAAACATATCTGTTTTTTGGAGGTCTTTCTACTTGATATAAATCATCCCCATATTTTTGTTTTAATTTTTCAATTCTATTTTCTTGATAAGCAAATTCATCCATCAAAGTTCTGCTATGTATATGTTCTCTGCCTTTTAGTTTCCAATCTTTTTGTGTGTGACTCTCGCCAGTAAAATAAAAATTAGTTGCTTGGTATATATAACCATTATGTCCGAATGATTTATCGGCATAAGAAACAACTATGGTGGGTTTTGGCAATAGCTTTAAACAAGAAGATACAAAAAAAGACTCTGCATTTTTATCTAAATTATCATTAGTTATTAGTCTATTTAACTCATAAACCAATCCCATATATTTTTGACCACAAATAGACTTTTTCATTTGTAAAGGAATAGCATTACCAAAAGTACAAACTCCGACTAACTCAAAATTAAAATATAAACCAAAAGCAAACGTAAAACTTGTCATCCTTTTTAAATAGTGTTTTTTAATTAACCACTCTTTAGTATCTGACTTGTCTATTATTTTAACCTTATATTTATTTTTGATGCTCATAAATTATCGTGTTTTTGATGGCATTCTCTGCATCTTACTTTAATATTATTTACATCCCAAGCCAGTTCTGTTCGCCTTGTTTTTTGAGCTTCATCTACCGAAATGTTGTGTGAGCAATCTAAACGTACTCCATTAGATTTTAAGCAGTCGCTACAAAAGTTATATCCGTACTCCCAAAATTGTTCGCTTAGAGCGTTTGCCTTTGCTTCGTGTATCCTCCTATCTATGACGCTTTTAGCTACTCGTTCATCGTCTGACGTATAGTAGTGGTTCATATTGTATGCAAGTCTATACAAATTGTTCATAATTCCCTAATATTTTTATCAACATTAATTTTGTTTTGCAGATTATCTATGTGATTTTCAAGCATTTTAATCCTCTGTAATTGATTTGTAAACTTATCATAAAATTCGTTATTCTGCTTCTCTAAATAACAAGTATAGTGCATAAGACTATTGAGCTTATCTACGCTATTTTGTTTATTCTGATTTGGTTGTTGCTTCATTAGCTTTAATTCTATGCTGGATATTACTTGCCTTGCTTCTTGTATTATTTTACTATCGTTAAAAGGGGTCATTTGTGTTGTGTGTTATTGGTTTTATTGGGTCGGTTATCTTCTCTTCATTGCCATAAGCATAGGTCTTTTTATTATAGACTGGGTCAAACTCATAAAAGCGTTGTTTAGCCCAATCCATATTAAGTAATACCTCGCCAAGTTGTCCGTAGTGTTTAGGCTTTACTTTATCTATTGTAATTTTATAAGGCTCAAAATTATCCTTTGAGTTTTTATGTACTACGATTATATTTCTACCATTGTTATTCCATTCAGAGCCACCCATTAAATCGTAAACGCTTGGCTTTTTTACACTTCCATCTTTTACTTGTTTAGGGTCTGGATTCTTTGGGTGTATAATTATAAAAGAATGCATCTTATTTACTTCCATAAACCTATTTCTAATAGATAATATCTTGCGTAAATACTCTGGCTTAGTTGGTTCTCCTTTGTGAGCTAAATAATTCCAGCTATCAATTACTGCTGAGTTACAATCATTCTCCTTAGCGTAATTCCAAAAAGCCTCTGGCTCAATGCTATGCTCTGCTGATATAAATTTAAATTTATCAAGTAATTGGCTTGAGTATTTGCTTATTTCTTTCTCAGTAATTGTATTAGGATAACCTTTCTCAAATGTTTTGCCAGTCATTTTATGTAGTAGGTTTGATATTACCTCTGTATCGCTTCCATCATCTGGCATATAAACGCAATGTCTCCAATTTTGGTTAAGCGTTAAGCCCATCATTATCTCCTTTAAAAATAAAGACTTACCGAAAAAAGGATATCCAGTAATATCTGTACAACCTCCCTTAACAAATGTTAGTTGTTCGTCAAAAGCGTTTAAACCTACTTTACTTCCCTCTGGTATTCCGTTTTTATGCAAGTGATATAATTGCTCTAATATTTCTCCGTTAGATTTTATCATAATATTTGAGTTTTTATTTTATAGTCCCCCATATTAACAAATCTTTCTAACTTATCTGAGCGAGTAATAAACTCTAATGTCAGATATTTATAATTAGTATCTAAGTGGTGTTGGTCTTTAGATGCGTTGTGTAAAGCATTTACTATATCCTCTTTAGTATAACCCTCTTTTAATCTTGCTTTTATTTGTTTCTTAGCTTTTTCTGGTATAACTCTGGCTTTCTTTCCTAAAATAGAATTAAACACACTTAGCAGTTTACTGCTATCTATATCTATTTTAATTTCCTTTCCTTTCCTTTCCTTTATAGCATTGCGACTGTTATGCGACTTGGATGCGTTCGCATTGCTACCCCATCTTTTTTCTGCTGATTGCTTAGCTTTCAATGACTTAGACTCCCTAAGTTCTAATCTTTTTTGAATAGAAATACTACTAAAAGTATCATTTTTTATCTTAAATAAATTAAAACTTTCTATAACTTTTTCAACTAAATCACTTGAGCAATGATAGTCGTAACTTATACGAGCATAATCGCACTTTAATAGGTTATTGTTTTGGTACAAGTCTTCAATAATTGACCAGTAGATTCCATAGCCTTCCATACCAGTCTGATAAATCAGCTCTTTAATTTTCTCATCAGCCCTTGAGGTATAATCGTGGCTGAAATAAAATGTTTCTTTCATATAAATTTGTTTTGTGGCTACAAATATTAAAAATTAATACATATAAAAAAAAATATATTTTTGTGATATGGAAATAATATTAAAAGACCTACCTAAAATTTCGTTAAATAAGTGGTATGCTGGTATGCATTGGACTAAACGTAAGAAAATAAAAGATAATTATACGCTAATCGTAAAAAGCCAGTTCAATAAAACGTTGCCAAAGACAAATACTTATAACACAGAATACCATTTTACATTTAAATCAAGAGCATTGGATGCTTCTAATTGCGTGGCTATGGTTAAGATGATTGAGGATATAATCTTTGAGAATGATAGCTACAAGATAGTAAAGAGCATACTGATTACAAGCAATAAAGGTTTAGAGGATTCAGTTAAAATAAAAATTTTTTAAAAAAAGTTTTGTATTGTAAACATTGTGTATATATTTGTAGTACAATAAACAATTAACACAAACAAAAATGACAAATTTAACAAACAACAAAACTTATAATTCTTTACTAAAGAAGTCAGACATTTATAGCAAAGGTGGTAGAATGCCATCTTTGAAGTCAATTTCTAAACTTTTGACTGACCTTAATATTGAGCATAAATTACAAGAATGGAGTGAGACTAAGTGGAGACCAAATAGCTTAACTTACACTACTTCTGGAGGTACTAAAAATTACACTGGCTACGAGCTACGTATTCCAGAGATTAACTTACGAGCTAACTCTTGTGATACTTATTACTCTTATAATACTTGTTGGTATGCGAGAGATATTATTAGACTAATTAAAAGTAAATAATAAAATTAAACAATAACACAAAACAATATGAAAGAACCAATTTTAAAATTATTATCAGCATTTATGCCATTATCGTTATGGTGTTGTGCAGTAGAAGAGCCAAGAGCAGCATCTATATTATTCCTTATTGGATTATTTGCAGCCTTAGAATTAACATACATAAAAATAAGAAAATGAATTTAACAAAAAACGAAATCTGGGAAATCAGAAGCATTCTAAGAAAAGAGAAACACCTAATGGAGCAAAAGTCAATCGAATGGGCTGGAGACAATGAAGACGACAAGTCAATCAGTCTAATGTGCGATAACAAGGCTAATATGATTGATGCTTTAATTAACAAGTTAGACGAGATATTAAAGTACCAATATCTTACAAAGTCTATTAATAATTTTAACGACTCAGTTAAATCAGATAATAACATTAATAACGATTTTAAAAACCTATTATGAAATATACAAAAACAATATCCCAAGAGTTAAAAGACATTTTAAAGTCTTGCACAAGCGTAGAGCAGCGTAAATCAGTAGCCAGTAAACACCAAATATCTATACATACTTTAAATAGCGTTATAGAGGGCAAAAGAAAGGTTAATCTGAATAATCAAAACTGCGTTACCGACTTGATGCGAATAGCAGTAAATAACGCTAAAGAAATGCACTACTCACTATTAGACTATTATCAAGAACTAAGACAATTATAAAAGAAAAAGCCCTCTTGGTCTTGAGGGCTTTATAATAAAAACAATAAAACTATTGTTACACAAAACAAAGGACAACATTAATAAGAAAAAATTTAACTAAATAAACATTATAAGAACATTTTAATTATATTTGTAATATGAATTTATACACAAAACTAAACGAGGTCAAAAAAGAGATAGGAGCTATCTCTAAAGACTCAACAAACCCATTCTTTAAATCAAAGTATTTTGATATCAACTCGCTACTAAAGCACGTTGAACCATTACTGCAAAAGAATGGACTGCTATTACTCCAACCAATTATAAAAGGCGAAGTGTTTTCTGAGGTTATTGATACAGAATCTGGAGAAAGCGTTACCAGTTCAATAGTATTACCTCAAATGGATGACCCACAGAAGCTCGGAAGTGCCATAACCTACTACCGAAGATATACCCTACAATCTCTTTTAGGGTTACAAGCTGAGGACGATGATGCTAATTCAGCCAGTCAAGCCACAAAGAGCCAGAAACAATGGGTAAACAAAGACGATAAGATTTGGAGTGCAGCAGTAGACAAAGGAGTAACCCTTACGGAGCTAAAAAAGCACTATTCAATTAGTAGAATTAACGCAGAATTATATCCATTCAAATGAAATTATTTAAAGCAAGAGCTTCCAGTAGTGGTAAGCTGATGACAAAGCCTCGTTCAAAAAGCGAGGTATTGTCTAAAACTACTAAATCATATTTAGAGGAGTGGACAAAGGAGCAGATATACGGAGTGCGTAAAAACATCCAATCTAAATACCTAACCAAAGGCAATGAAGTTGAGGATGATGCGATTAATTATGCCTCTGCTGAGAAGGGCTGGTTATTCGCTGAGAAAAACGAGGAGTATTTTGAGGATGAATATTTCTGTGGTACTCCAGATGTTATACTTGAGGATAAGATTATAGATATAAAATCAAGCTGGGACTGCTTTAGCTTTCCTCTATTCTATAATGGCATACCAAATAAGGACTATTATTATCAGCTCCAGACGTATATGCACCTAACTGGTAAACGTAAAGCTCAATTAGTCTATGTATTAATGAATACACCAGAGGAATTAACCTTTGAGGAGAGCCACGACTATACAGAAATAAATAGCAAGTATCGCATTAAGACCTTTGATATAGAATATGATGAGGAGGTTATGCAAGAGATGAAATTAAAAGTAGAACAATCAAGAGAATATATAGAACAATTATGCAATTAGTAAAGCACTACAAAACAGAAAATCAAGATTACCTATTTATTAGGAACACTCTTAAAAAAGGCTACACCCACCTTAATACTATCTTAGGGTTATGCAGAAAGGTCGGTATGGTAGATGCAAATAGAAAGATAGCTGACCTTGTTAAAATGGGGCAAATAGAACAAGTTGCCATACAAGACGAAGATGGAGATATTAAGTATAAATATTACCCTAAGCAAGATAAGCCCTCTTATTATTCGGCTGCTGGTATTGAAAAGCTGGGAGGATGGCAAAGCGATAGTTTCTTAAAGGGTAGATTAACCTTTGATAAGTTGCTAAATTGTATATCTAAATACTACAATATACCCCAAAGAGAGATACAAGGAGTTAAAAGGCATAGAGAAAAGGTTATATGTAGGCAAATGTTTTGCTATATCGCAAGAGATAATATGCCGAATAGCTCACTTAAAACTATTGGAGCTGCTTTAGGAGGTCGTGACCACTCAACAGTAATACACTCAATACAACAAGCTGCTGACTTAATGCAGTACGACAAACAATTTAAGAAAGATTACACCAGATTAAACGAATTTATAAAAACAAACTTATGAACATTAAAAAACAAATCACAGAATTATTGACAGAAAACCCAGAAATGAGAGATAACCCTAAAAAGCTTGTAAGAAAAGCCTTGCAAGACCTTTACGGCACTAATGTATTGTCAGCTATGATTGTATCAGAGCATTACAAAGAAATAGAATCTATTATGAGATGCAGTAGGAAAGTCCAGTCAGATAACGAAGAGTTAAGAGGCGAAAAATGGAGACATCGTAAAGAGGTTTTGGCTCCTAAAGTTAAACAAGAATTGGGATACAAATGAAGCTAATTTTTATAGTGTTAAATGTTGGTTTATTTCTGACTACTTCCTCAATGGGAGTAGTTAGGAGTATTCCTAAGACTAAAAGCCTAATAGACGCTATAATACACGTTGAAAGCAAAGGAGATGTAAATGCACATAATATCTCAGAAAATGCAGTAGGTTGCTTACAAATTAGACCTATAATGCTCCGAGAGGTTAATAGGCTTTTAGGATATAACAAATATCAGTTGACTGATAGGTGGAATAAAGTAAAGTCCATAGAAATGTTTAACGTAATTAAAGAACACACAACTAACCCAACCAATGAAAAGTTAGCCAGAAACTGGAACGGAGGTTGGAATGGTTATAAAAAACAATCAACACTTAAATACTGGCACAAAGTCAAGCAACATTTATGAATAAACACATTTTAATCTACGCAATCATTACCATTATAGTTCAAATCGTTATAATATCAGACTTATTATCCAAACGAAATAAACTGGAAACAATAGAGGCGATAATCGAACAACCAGAGTTAAGCGATATTGACGGATTGCTCAACGAGATAGATACACTACAACTTAAATCAGATACTATTAAATTATATTATGAACGCAAGACAAGTAATTACCATATTTTGCCTCGCTCTGAGCGTATTCGCTTATTCGCAGATAGAATTAACAGATAATAAAGGAGATACTCTTATTTGCATAACCTATCCTCAAATGGATAGAATTTATCTGGAGCTAATACAAAAGGATAGTTTATTGGCTCAATCTAAAATAAGCCTTTCTAAAGAGTTTAAATATATAGAGCTAATAGATAACACTAAAAAAGATATAAACTCGCTTAAAACGTATATAAATAGCATTGAGGAGGATAATAATGACTTATTGACTATATCAAAAATACAAGAGCATAAAATTAAACGCAATAGAAAGATAGGTTTAGTTATGCTTGGAGTAATAATATTACAAGCGTTATTATGAGCTTAATTAGAAATAGTAAACAAGTAAAACAATCAATAGATTTTAGTGGTATTGAGAATGGCAAAATACACCCATCTGATATAGATGCAGTTTTGGAGTTTGATAACGAGGTCTTAATACTAATAGAGGTAAAAAGACAAGGTAATATAATACCAACTGGACAGAGATTATTATTAGAGCGTATATGTGATTCTTGGCATACTAAAAAAAGTATAGTTTTAAAAGTAACGCATAATTTTAATAATGACGATTTAGATATACCATTAAGATTATGTACTTTAGAAAAGTATTATTATAATAAAAAATGGGACTACAAAAACAAGCCTCTAAAAGAGGTATTAATTGACATAGGTAAAAATTGGAATATCAAAAAAATGATATTATAGCTCTAATTTTATAGCGTTATCAATATCTAAAAAAGCTATTTTCTTTAATACGTTTTTATTATTGGCAAATTGAGTAGTAGCTCTTAGGCTTTTAAATATCCATTCTGGCTCTATCTGGTGTAAATCAAACGAATAAATACCCTCTGGAGTAGAGTTGATATACATAGGTATATCTGAATGCTTTCCAGACTCGAATATCATTGCATCATATTTACTCTTTTCAATTAATAAAGTAGGGTAGTGTTTGCGTCTACATTTTAACTCAATACGATGTTTGAATTTAGGTGAGTAGCAATCCCATCGACTCATTTGGTTTTTCGCTTTCACTAAATCGAAATACACAAATTCTTTGAGCCAGTTAAATAATCGCTCCTCGTTCCACATTACCAGTTTCTGTATTCGCCTATATCGTAATGAGTGAAAGTTGGGTATCTACCTAATCCACCTTCTTTAATCTTTCCTTCTTTTTGTAGTTGTTCTACTGCATCTTGTACAACTCTTGGAGTTATATTCATCCTAAAGTCGGCAGCACTTGCAGTTAAATGTTGGCTCTTTTTAGCTCCACCTACTGATTTGTTATATGCTGGTGTTCTATAACCACTATTTATCTTAATAGCAAAAGTTCCGAAATGCTCTCTAATTACTTCTAAGTTATCCATCAACTCTTGAACATTCTTATAGTATTCCTCTGGTACTGGTGTGCCATCTTTACAAGCAAACTCTTCTAACTTAAAATGTTTAGAGCTTGGTTTTTTTACTTTTTTTGGTTTACTATTTTCTTTCATAATTTATAGTTATTGTGAATATTAAGAAATACAAAGTAAAGGTATTATAGCTAAAATCTTCATCAGCACCCACATACTCCCAACCTAAAGCGAATCTATCGTGTGGATAATGCCCAGTTATGTATATCTCGTAATTCAATTATAGTTGTTTTTTAACTTTTTTTAGATTATTGATAATTTCCAACATCTTAGCAATCATAGAATAGCCCTTTACTGCTTCAAAACTTTCATCTATACTCTTCGCTTCGTTTATTATTAACGTTAATGCAATAACCTTTGTAGCCATAAACTCTACGTCAACTAAATTAGACACAAGCGAGTTAATTATAAATACATCTGAGCCATAAATCATCATTACTGCACCGACATAAGATATTAACTTTGGCACTAATCCAGTCCTAAATGCTTTAGACGATATTTTTTCTCCTAAGTTTTTAGCTTTCCATATTCCAAATCCAGTATCTAAAATGGTAGATAATGCAACGAGTAATATTATGCCCTTTATTGGAGCAAAGAATAAAAGTATTGAATACAATATGCTACTAAGATATATCTTCATTTTTGCAATAATCGCTTTCTGGGTTTACCTCGCAGAATGTCTTTAAATAAAGTTCGCTGCATCCAGCAAAAATATGCACTCCGTCTGGGTTAGGGTAAACTTCAAACTCGTTTAATCTCAGTAAATCTTCGTTGAGTAATATATCTACTGCATAGTGAGTGCTTAGGTCAGTACATTCTCCTTCCTCGTTGTAGTCAAAGCAGATATGCCCTATTTCGTGAATTGCTGCAACTTCTGCAATCAATATTTTTTCGCCTTCCTCAACTTCTTTGTAAAGTGTTTCTCGAATGGTCAACCATTCTTCCTCGTTTGTAAATTCGTATTTCTTAAATATCATTATATCGTTGTTAATTCTTCAAGTTCTGTGTCTGTTAATGTTTCCTTAAATAAGTAAAGGTAATGAATTTTATGATTAAACGATAATGCACCATTTGGAAGTTGTGCGAATAAAACATCTATCAAAGAAACTGGAACGTTTGCACTTGTGTTAGTGTATTCGCTTACACCATTAACATATATTTTGTAATCATTTTGTTTGTACTGAACTGCTATATTAAAAGTCCCATTACCCATTGACGCCTTAACTACTACTTGAAATTGTAGCACTCCTCCACTTACAACAAAAACATACAAGTTGTTATTTATTGTGAATATTCCAAGTCTGTTGCTCGTATTTGTTCCGTAAAGAGTGAATATTCTATATGTATCTGTATATTCTTTTTGAAATTTTAAATTAACAACTCCTTCAGTCTGACCAATTAAATCTGTCACAGATGTTGCAACACATAAATCTCCCACCCTCGTAACACTCGTTCCAGTTGTTGGTATGTAGGAGGTATGAAATGTTCCCACTTCCATTTGGTTACCCCAAAAATAAAAACTCCCAGCATCTCCACCACCACTAGCCCACCCAGCAGTTAATGAAGTTGTTTTATAAAGTCTCGCACCACCAGCAAAAGTTCCACTATTGTAATTAATAATACACCTATACCAACCGTTGCCATAGTCCTCGATACTTGCAGTCGATTGACTTCCAGTATTGCCAACAATACCATTTTGAATGTCAAAGTTTGCATAATGGTCTACATCTCCAGTTCCAATGATTTGAATATATTGATAATCTATGTATTTGACAAATACTGAATAAGTTGATGCAGCCGTTATCGTCGTTACAACCTCATAGAAAAACCCACTACCACTTCCAAAATCTAATTGGTCAGCAGTTTGATTGTTGTCTGGGCTTGTTGTTTGGTTTGCAATAGCCGTACAATTATTTTTTATATATCCAGTTGCAGTCCAATCTTCTGAATTATTAGATTTGTTCGTCCTCTGAGGTTCAAGCAATAAAGTTGGGCAACTTGCTCCTCCACTATAATCTAATCTTGGAACATCAAACCCATCAGTTCTTTTTATGTATGACTTAAAATTAAGCCCTTTTGATATTTGAATACCCCATAAAAACATACCACTAACACCATCTCCAGCAAATGTATTTGTTCCAAGTGCTGACGGCATTGGCTTAAACATTGTGTATGAATATGAAATTAACCTATCAAATTGCAGACTAACCTTTGTCCATCCGTTTGGAGCATCTTCGACTAAAATAGTGTCTATTGAATCCTCTCTTTTGTTTTGTATTTCGCCAGTAACAATATTAATATCAACACCGAATTGAATGTTATTGTTAAAATACCTTACCCAATTATATCCGTTTGGCTTTGCGTAAAAACTCACACAAAACCCACCAAAGTAAGATAAATTACCTATGGCATTCGTTGAATATGTATAATGTGAATTTGTATTTGTATCTGCTATTGTTTTATAGCAAGAATCTACTCCGATAGGATTCGTTTCTGTTGTTAATTGTGTTGTTAAGCCTAAAGTTTGTCGCCATCCATTTGCAGCAGTTAATTCTTCTGAATAGTTTAACAAGTTCCAAGGGACATCTTCTATATATCCATCAGCGTTTACCCTTGTGCCACTCGAAGCCCTTGTAAACGTAAAATCTCCAGCAGCAGTATTTGGTACTTCTGAATAGAGTTTATCCTCTCCATAGCCACTTGGTATTTGTACTAAACTTGCTTTACTTAATATGCTCATACTGGTACTTTACATCTTGCATAACCCCAAGCCGAGCTAAGCGACATACTAATCGCTGCCCCACTATATAAACTATCAAATCTTTCGGTAAATGGTTGTATGCTCCAGTTCTTATTCAGTACTAAAGCAATATCTTTGTCGGCATATGAAGCCTTATTGTAGTTCTCAAATATGCTCATTATATCCAGAGCGATTAGGCAACACTCATTTTGTACACTTACCTCGTTTGACTCTGTATTTATCTCTGTAACATTATCGCATAAGAAAATATCAAGCGAGTAGTCTATTCCGTTAAACCCATTAGGAGAAATATTGACAACATCGTATATAAGGTAGCTTCCAGTAACATCTTTTGTTAAATCTACGTCCCAGATATTACCCTTTAGGATTGTGTTTATCTGAGGATGTTCTGCCTTTATCCCCTCCATTATTGTCCTTATGTTTTTTATGGTCAAACTTTTCGACATATTTCTCTAATTTCTTTTCCTTATTTATAGTATAAATTGGCTTCTCCATTTAGTATCGTGTTCTGGGTGTACTACATCTAATCCACTTGGAGGAGTTTTATATAATGGGTAGCTATCTTCATTCTCCTTCAAATATAACTGCAATTTTCTTCTATAAAAATCAGCGTTATCTTTATATATGTTTTTAGCTACTACTAATTCGCCTTCGCTTAGAGGGGTAAAGTTATCTCCAGACTTTGTACCAGCACCTTTATTGCGTAGCTTGTATGTACCTATCCTTGTATACTTATGGCATACCTCCCATTTAAGAGCATCTCTCATATACTCCTTAATAAGAGTTTCATTTAACGTAGATACATTGTTGTTTTTTATTTGTGTTTGTATCTCGTCAAATAAAGCACTACCTAAAATTGGTCGTATAAAAGTATTCTGAATACTATCAATTAAAGGCTTCAAATATCCGTCATCTACATTATAATGCAGTACGCTATTTTCTTTAACAAAAGCTGGGCTGACTATTAATATCATCTTTTTCTAACTATTACTTGTTTCCATATATGTCGGCAATAAGGTACTGAGGTAGTCGTATCTGGTCGTCTATACCAACCTCCACGAGCTAACCAAACATTAGTAACATCTGCTATGCCACTTGACTTCATACCATTATCTAACACAGTCTGTATTTCTTGCTTTGACCATAATCTCCCCATTCCCATCATATCTTTACAAAAATCTCTTGACTTTCCCCCCTCTGATAAAGCTGGTGCATCTGGTCTAAGCTCATATCTATACTTTACTTCTCTCTCTGGCAATACTATTGCATCTGCTATTCTTGCTCCTACATCTGTCAAACCTAAAGCACTACCCTCTATGGTAATTAATTCAGCAGTTTTAAGCACATTTATAGCCCCTATAAGCTCCTCAAATTCTAATCCTAACAAAGCAGCTAACTCAACTGATGTCATTAAAGGATTGTTCTTTAAAGCGTTTAATACTTCTTGCGTTGTTTTTTGTTCCTCAGTAGCAAACTCAATAGGGCTACCATCTGTATCAAAATTAATATTGAAACTATCTATTACCTCGTAATCTTTCTCTAATACCCCTATGTTTTTAAATAAGTGGCTTATATTTTCGTCTTTAGAAAAGCTACTACAAGAACACATCTTACCAGCATCTATCTGCTTTAGCTTTCTTTTAGCCCAATCTACACCAGCATCGCCTCCCCAAGCTAACCACATCAATCTACCACATCCGTCTCCAAGTTTTTTCTTTGAGTTCTTTCTGTGACGCTCAAAAGCTGCCATTCGAGCTATCGTATCTCGGCTTATATTATCTCCTTTTGCGAGTTGATTAGCTCTCTTTTTACCTACTGGTGTACCACAACTTCCCCAACCATTTTTCTCAGCCCAATTTAAAGCAGTTTGTGCGTTTCTACTTGCTGCTTTTGGGTAATCGTTATAGGTATCAAATTTTGTTATATGGTTAAACCCCTCTAAATTCTTGTCATTAATCTCTGTATGAGATGAGCAAGGCATATACCAAGTCTTTCCGTCTATATCGTGTTCGTGATATCCCTCGCAACCTATTTCTTTTGCTACTCTCTCAGCCTCCTCTATTGTATCAAATAAAGGTTTGCCGTCCTTTACAATTTTAGCAAGGTCTTTAGACATCTTTTCTGGTACGCAATTAGGTACTAAAACTCCATTTAATACTTTCATACCTATCATTTCGTAACCATCCCAACAAGGGTTGTCATCAAACTTATTACACCCACAATCCTCAGACATACCTACTGGCTCTTCAATAGCTTCCTTTAGTTCTAACCCAGTTTGGTCAGTAATAAGCTCTCTAATTTCCTCTCTATCAAGGTTAGCTAAGATAATATCAGAAGTTAAGTCAATAGCGTCTATCGGTTTAAGAGGTATAATCTCAATATCTGTTCTTTGTATCTCGTAAAATGCTAATTTCTTTATAGTTCTAAGCAGCGTATTTTGTCTTTCGGCTATATAAGTATTAGTAAATATCTCATACGCTAAGTCAAGCTCGTTTCTTGCTCCTAATTGTCCCTCTTCTTTTACACCAAACAAGATAGGATTAGTAACTCTATGCCCAATAAAGATAGATTCTTTAACCCTTTTGGACATTTCTACATATCTTTCGTGTAGGTCATTACCATTAAGGCTGGTAATCTCGCTACTATTGTCTTTAGCTGGGCTAAATAAGTGTACTATTTTAGTGCCAGTAGCTTTACCGAATTTCTCTTGAAATGATTTCTCAAAAGTTTCTGCCTCTTCTTTGGTTTCTGGTACTCCGTTATTATGTTGTATTAACGTACCACCTACAAAGCCATTCTCTACCTCATTAAGCCAGTAATCGCCTATCTGTACATCTGTTTTAATCTCAGCTAAAGAACCTACATAAACTGGCAAAGGATAGTATTTAAGATTAGGTCTATAATCAACGTGATAAATAACACCTCTTTTCTGTTCTGCATCTCTTGGATTATATCTCTCTAAATACTGAATACTTGGCTTAGAGTTTTTTGTGCCTTTGTCAGTAATCCAATCATCAGCATATTGTATTGAGCCGTCTAATCCTAAACGTATGTTTGCAAAGTCTATATGATGATACTGATTGCCTACTTTAGTTTTGATTACTTCAATAGCATAGCCGTTAAATATCTCGTAATCTAATGACAAACTCTTCATTAAAGAAGTCCAGTCTTGGTCTATATTGGCTTGGCTTAGCCATTTTTTAGTCTCTAAGTCATCGCCCTCTAATCCGTTACCTATTGTATAACCCACTTTACCATTTACAATAGCGTTATGAGTGCTACTATCATTATATAGGTCTATTAGCTCGTAAGGGTACATATTATCTGCACCAAACCAAACTATGTTCTTATTCTTTTTCTCTAAAAACTTAGGTACTTCTTGTGAAGCAAACTCCGTTACTATTGGAAACTTATTCATATATGTAAGTATTTTGTTCGTCTGTGTACGAATATACGACTTCTTGTGGTTGTTTCAATCTTAATATGCCTCTGTGTATTTCTACCCCCTCTGTTCCTCCCAATGTAGTGGCATTTATTATCTTATACGGATAATCTCCGTTATTAGGTAGCTCTATTGTAGCGTTAGGAAGGTCTTGCGTCCCCTCTATTAACGTAAACTTTACATACCTATTATTTACTTCTGCTGGAGCTGCTAAAGTAGCGTTTACTTCATACTCAGCACTTTGAATAGACATTGTGTAGTAAGTGTTCTCAACCTCGTTTGAGATGTTACAATAAACGTAATTTGTAGATTCTTTTTCTATTATGTCCATTTTTGGTATTTAAAAAAAGCCCACCCCTATTACGAAGTGGGCTATGATGTTTCTATTTAGAGTTAGATTCTCTTATAAAGGTAACGTTACAGTTACTATTGGCATAGGCTCTGGCTCTTGTGCTTGGAAAGAAAGGCTATAACCATTTCTATCTCCTAAAGCAGTTCCAGTTCCGTTGTCGCCAGAAACTAATCTCACTCCGTTAGTTTCTCCCATTAGCCAGTAAGTACCATTATTATCTTTAATAATTATACTCATCTTAGCTCGTGCTATCATTTTAACCTCATTACGCTTCGCTTTCTCCATTTTATTGAGAATATACGTTGCAGTCTGGTCAAAGAAGCTACTTCCATTTGCATCATTTACAGTTGGGTTATCATTCATTACAGATGCAGCTCCTTGAGCGTTAGTACATTCAAACTTATGATAAGTCAGTCCAGTACCACTCAAAGCAGTTACTTCTCCACTTCCATCGTTAGTAGCAGCAAAGTCTGTCGGCATATTTGCTATCCAGAATTCTGCTACACCTCCAATCGAATCATTACACCCTACCTCAAAGCCATTTAAAATATTACAAGACATATCTTTTTTCTATTTTAAAGGGTTATACTAATGTAAATTCTACTATCTCGTCTGGGTATGCTACTTGTAAACCTCTCTTAAATTTAACTCGGTAGTAAACCTTGTCATCTTTCTTGTCATACCAGAAATCAAACTCTTCCTCGTCATTTTGTAAATCAAAACCTAAGAAGAAGTTTTCTTTGACTCCTAAGAACATTCTATTTGTTCCGTCTAATCCAGCTACACCTACTAAAGATACATTTTTACCAGCGATTGAAGTCTCGTAATTAGCCCAATCAGTTGCATCAATATTGTATAGGTTTTTAGCGTTCAAAGTATCTACATACTTATCGAAAGTATCTTGACCTACGAACAACACTTGGTTAGAAGCTGACTTAACTTTTGCTGGTCGAGCATTACAGATATCAGTAATCAATCCGTCTACGTTACCAGATGCACCAGCAGTAATTGCAGTAGCACTTGAAGTATTACCATCTACGGCAGTACCAGCAGCGTCAATAATCTTGTTAAGACCATCGTATCTATTGACATAAACATTTGCAGATGCAGTATCTCCTTGCCAGTCAGCAACCTCGTTATGCTCCATAATTGTTTTAATTACAGACTCAGCAACCTCAGCTTCGAAAGCCATCTCTTCAGTCTCTCCGTTTCCAGCTCTCAATAAAATTTGAGTGTACTTAGGGATAAGGTCTTTCATACAAAACCCAGAGAAGTAAGTAATTTGACCTACTGTAAGGTTTCTGTCGCTAAAAGTTACATCACCAGAAGCACTAACTGCACAAGATGAACCATCTTGAGGGAAAGCACTAACTGCTAATAGATGCAAGGCATCAGTTTTCTTTACTCCAGATTGCAGCGTGAAGTAGTCGCTGGACGTTTTCTCAAAGTATAGTCTTGAGATTAGGTCTGTCGATTGTTCGTTAACGTAATTCGTTAAACTTGATACATCAAAACTCATAATATATTATTCTATTTATTTATTTGCTCTTATAATAGCACCCATTTGAGCAGCTCTCTCAGCTCTGGTAAGTGCTTTAAATTCTTGTGGCTTAGAAGACGTTGATGGCTCAGCCTTAACAATCTCTTCTAAATTCTCTCCTACTTTGTTGAGTGTAGCAGAAAACTCATTTTTTAACTCTTCTTTAGCATTCTTAACCTCAGCTAATTCAGCTTTAAGGCTTTCATTCTCAGACTTAACAAGGTCTAAAGAAGCAGTAAAAGCCTCAGCATATTTTGCCATAGCTTTTTCAATAAGGTCGTTAAGCATTTCTGAGTTAAACTCATTGTCATACATTTCTCCCTCTTCCTCTTCTTTTTCTTGCCCAGCAGCAGCCTCAATATTAACTACTAATCCTCCAGCAGTTTCAATTAAAGTACCATCTGATAATTCGTGAATACCATCTGGAGCAGCAACTTCGCCCTCTGGCATAACCACTACTAAAGCAGTTCCGTCAGCTAATTCGCCTTCCCATTTTACAATAGTTCCGTCAACCAAAGTAGCTTCTGCGAAGTTATCCTCCGTAGTCTCTTCTACCTCAGCATCTGAAAATACAGATTTTAAAGTGCTTATAACACTCTCTAAGTTTAATTTATTCATCTTTTTAAATTTATACGGCTCTAAGTCAAATACACCCTCAACGCTAAACCCTTTTAAAATACCTTCCTCTTTAACCTTTGCCCAAGCCTCGTCATTCTCTACTTTAGCAGCGATAAACCAAGTTCCGTCTGCTACATTCTCAAAACCAGAGGGAGCTGAAATGCCTAACTCTGCATCAGTTATAAAGGATTGATAGATATATACATCATCAAGTATCTTAAAAGCGTTATGCTCTTCGTTAAATACGTTATGCTTATTCTCTTTGAATAGCTTTTGTACAAGTGCTTTGATTGTTTCTTTTTTAAAGATAGCGTAATATTCGCCTCTCTCGTCTCTTCTGTAAATAGGTAAGTCTGGAATCATAGCAGCTCCCATTACAATACGCTTATCCTCGTTAATTACCTCAAATTTATGTGGAGCAAATGCTTGGTAGTTTAGCCCTATTGCTGGTCTATCTACTAAAGCTATCGCTTGAAGTCCTTCGACCTCGTCAGTAAGTTTAAATTCGATAAAAGGTAAGTCCATCTACTTATATATACCCTACAAGCTAAAAATAGGAAATTGCAGTATATAGTCCTTTTTATATATAGTCCACTATTTGTCCAAAAAAAAACCCTTACATTTCTGCAAGGGTTTGTTTGTTTTAGGTTTTTGGTATTTATCATTTCTCTTCGTTAAAATTTTTAGCACATTTTATACTTTCTCTCAAGTATTTTAAACATACAATTAATTGCGTATCTGTTATAATACCCTCTTTTACGTTATATTCAATGTTATTGATTTTACTTAAAGCAAATGAAAGTTCTGTTTCTATTTTCTCAGTGTTGTTCATTTTGATATTAAAATAATTGGTTAAATTTTACAAATAGTTCTCCCTCGTGTTCAATAAAGATAGTAGGATAAATTGTCCCATAATTATAATCTATGTCACCTTTTAAATCTAAATCAATGTTAACTCTTTCTTTAAACTCTCTAAACAAAGCTCTACAATTTTTAAATTCTGATGTATAGCTACCATAAAACGTGTTCTGGTGATATACAAAAACCTCGCTATGGGTTCTATTACCCAAAAAATCCTCTTTGCTATTTAATACTACTTGTAGAAAGACATCGCGTTCACCTAAAAAATCCTCAAACTTTTCTAAATAATTTTTTTCTGTAATGCTCATTTTGTTATTGTGTTTGTTTATTGTACTACAAATATATACACAATTATTTAATTACAAAATATTTTTTTTATTGCACTACTGTCGCCCTACTATAAACGCCATCTACGTTACGAGATACGTTTCTAATATCTGTTTCAGTAACTATAACTTTTGTAGTCGGTATATCAGTTTCGATTATTGGGCTTGTAAACCCTCTGGGCTGAGTACCTACGTTTCCATTCCCTCCTAAAGCTGGTGGAGATGGAGTAGTTGGCTTAGTGGCTGACGGACTTTTAAACTGAGTTTTAGATATTGTAGCTATCTGAGCTGCACCAGTAGCAGCAACTATCCCAGCCTTAACAAAGTTAGCACCAGTCAAAGCGTCTTGAGGTACTGATAATTGTGCCATTATACCTTGTGCAGTAGATATAACTGCTTGTCCGATAGATATAGCCTTGTTAATTTTAAACGCTCTCTTTTGGCTTTCCTCATCATCTTTAGCAAATGCAGTAGTAAGAGCAGATAGTGACCCTAAAACCTCTCCAGCTAATTGTAAACGAGCTTGTAGGTTTTGAGCTTTACTTGCTGCCTCTTCATTATCAATCTTTATAGACTCAGCTTTAAATTGGTTTTCTAATTCTATACGCTGCTCTTCTGTTAAGGTTTTATCTTCTAATAATAGAGCTTGTCGCCTTTTAAGCTCCTCTCTTCTTAGCTGAAATTGTTCCTCGTCTTGCTCTTGCTCGTATTGTAATTCAGCTATTTTTTTCTCTTGCTTTTCAAGTGCTGCGTCTGCATCCTCTTTATCAAATTTATCTTGTATCTCTTTTAGTCTGGTTTCTTGAGCAATCTTTAAATCAGCAGTATCTTTACCATACTTATCAGCTTGTTCTATTAGCTCTTTATATTTCTCTTTCTCAGCCCTTAGCTCCTCTTTCCTCTTATCCTCTATGCTAACTATTTCAGCTTGTCTAATCGCTTCTAAAGCATCTGCTTTCTCTTTAGCTGCTGCCTTAGCCTCGTTATCAGCTTTTGTCTGTTCGGCTCTTTGTTGGGCAGATATAGTATTTAACTCCCTTTGTAGTTGTCTTGCTACGTTTGCTCGTCTTGCTATTTGGTTATTAACTGCTGCTATTGCTGCTGCCTCTTTGTCCTTGTTAGCTTTATCTGTTCTACTAAAAGTATTCTCTAATATTTGTGCGTTTTTACGAAGTTCTAAAGCCTCAGTTTCTTTATCTAATAAAGTATCCTCTAATTCTTGAGCTTCAAGCAAAGCCTCTCGTCTTTCTGCTGCTGAAAATTCATCCTCTTTTCTTGCTTTTAATCTGAGTTGTGCTATCTTACTTTGTAGCTTACTTCTTTCAACGACTAAATTTCTGTCTATTATATCAGCCTTTGCCCTCATATCGGCAACCTTAGCAGCTTGATTACCCTCTTTTACTTGCTCTTTGATAAAATCTTTAGTAGCTTCTGTGGCATCTTTAACTTTATCTGTTACATTTTCTACACCAAGCGTTACCTTCCCAGCAGCATCAACTGCAACTTTACCAGCCTCAGCAAATTTACCCTTAAATACTAATGTTATTGCCTCTCCTAATTTTGGTATTAACTCTACTAACCCCTCAAATCTGTTAGTAATGTTCTCTTTAATTAAATTAGCAAAATCGCTTATAGCTTGTTTTGGGTTTTCAAATACTGATATTATCTTTTCGCCAAAGTCTGCTAATAGGTCTATAAGGTTGCCAGTTACTGCACCTATAACACCCATCAATTTGGCAAATTTGTTTTGACCCTCCTCGCTTGTTGTAAAGGCTTTCTGTAATGCTACAAGTGCAAGTACCAAAGCACCAATTCCAGTAGCTAAAATCGCACCTCTAAGCGTCTTAAAGGACTTAACTACCCCACCAATAACCCCACGCAAAGAGCTGAATCTGCTGCCAAGCCCACCAGTAACCCCAGACATATCGTTTAGTGTGCCACCTAAATTAGCAGAAGTATCTTTTGTAGCTTTTAGGTTTTTGTTTAAATTCTTAGTAGTGCCATTTAAAGTTTTAGCAGTCTTGTTAGACTTAGCCATTTGAGTTTCTGTCTTTTTAACTGCCTTTTCTAAATCCTTAAATTCTTTTTTACCCTTACCAGCTTTATTAAGCTCTTGCTTGGCTTGTTTCAAAAGCTCATTCAGCTCCTCTAAAGACTTATTGGCATCTTGCAGCCCTATGGTCAATTCTAATGCTATCTTCTTATCTGCCATTATAGTTTAATTATTCTATATACTAAGTTTATTATTAATTGAGTTCCAGCATCAAAAGTCATTGCTGAATTAGTCGTTATTTTAAGCCCACTACCAAAGTGAATAGGGGTTGTATTATGTGGTATTATTTCTAATAGGTCTGTATTGTTATCTGTATTAAAGAATGCACTTGGAATCTCAGCTAATAAGTGGGCAGAAGCATCATCCTCTACTATATCTATCTTGTGAGTTCCACCAGTTGGAGCGTTTCCGTCTAACCTTACATATCCTCTCGTCACTTCGTAAAATTCGTCATCTGGTAAAGGTGGTAATATGTTTAACTCTAACTCAAGATTGGTAAGTACATCGTAATTTAGTACTATGCTTGTAAGTTTCTCTGCAAATAATCCGTTTATATAAGCCTCGTTAGGTCTATTAGTTTCCACATAAGGGCTATTAATCATTGTAACATTATCAGCGAAAGCCTTGCCGTAATCGCTGCCTACTATTAAGTTATTTTTTGACTCAATACCTTGCTCTATAAAATCACTTGCAACTATTGAACGAGTACCACCTTTTATGCTATCTCCGAATTGTAGTCTATCTTGAGTCTTGCCATTATTGTTATTAGGGAATACAAGAGCGTCTCCAATAGGTACTGGTGTATCGTCTGCGTAATCATCTATTCCTCCTCTTACTGGCTTAACCTCTGGGATAAATACTTCTTTTGGCTCTACCTTTAAAAACATACATTTAGTAGTATCCTCAGCCATTGCATCAAAATCGGTTACTTTAAGCAGTCTCCAGTAGCTTCCATCTATATAATAATTCTTTCTAAAATTAAGCTCGTTGTAGTCGTAAGGTCTTAGAGCTAAATTACACTCAAGTATCTTACTATTCTTGTCTGTAATCTCCTCTATAAATTTCTTCCAATAAGTATTGTAAACACTATTATTAGAATAGGACAAAGTAAATTTATTTCCGTAACTGAAATCATAATATAGTTGTTTAGGTACAAACCAGTTTAAATCAAAAGTAGGGTTGTAAGGATTATCTAAATGCCCAGCGTAAGGATATTGAGTGTATCCACTACCAAAAGGGTCTATGTACCAAGTTTTTTGAGTATCTAAAAGCCCACCCCAATATAGTAATCTTATTTTTGCAGTAGCTTGTGCTGGGTTATTATCCTTATCAACGAATCTCATAGACGACAATACCCTATCATTTACTCCAGAAAATGTTTCTAATGGAGTTGGAGCGAATATCGTTGTGATAGTTTTATCTGCATTTAAAAAGTCATTTTGCACATCTAAAATTAACTGACCATAAACCTCATCATTAACCTTATTATAAGTATCGTTTAAATTATCTTTGTCCAACTGGTCTTTAAATATAAATCTACCAGCATCTAAAGCTCCCAAAGGCATTATTTTATAGTCCTTAGACCTATCAACTAAATGCTCTAAATTAACTCGTTCATCTGTCAAGAATCCGTCCCTTGTTTCTATTATTAGTTTGTTTTTGTCTATTGGGTCGTTATCTATATATAGATTAAATCTTTTAATTATGCTACTGAGTAAATCTGATTGCTTAATTTCTTTAGGTATAACTAAGCGAGTATCTATTGTATCGCCTACTTTTATCTCTGTCTCCAGTAAATTACTGCCAAAGGTAGAATCTGGCTTTAGTATAAATTCAAAATCAAACGAATTCTTTTTGTCGGTATAATATACATTTGTTCCAGCAACACTTAGAGAGTTATAAACTACTGAGCCAATAGACAAATAATATTCTCTTCCAGCAATAACATCTATTTGACCAGTAGAAAAAGACGAAGTATTATTAGCTATTATTGTAGTTGCTGGAGCATTTTGCAGAGGATTAGCTATTGCATTATCTGTAAAATAAAGATTAATCTTTTCTTTAACAGAATAATTTGCTCCATTTTTTTCTACTAAATACAATTCTACCCAAGCAGCTTGTATATCAGCGTTCATCCAATAAGTGGTTAAATCAAAACTTTCGTTATACTCAATATCAAAATTAATAATACCTTGAAACGACATCTTGTTGTTTTCGGTAGAAATATACTTGCCAGTAGCAGAGCTATATTCGTTTGTACAAGTATTGTAGAAGTCATCTGAGAAACCAAACTCAGCTTCTGCACAAGATAAAGCCTCTACTATTCCACCATCTGCAATAACTCTACTTTCATACCCAGCAAGGCTACTATCGTCATTAAAAACAAGTAAGCTATTAACGCTATTTGCTGGATTGCTAAAGCTCTGACAATCTACTATTTGATTGCTTGTTCTCTGTACATTAAACTCTCTGCATAATATAGCCGAATTATCTAAGAGTATCTGACCACTACCATACGGAATAATTAGACGCTTAAATAAATCACTATTTAGGAATGTACTATCGTAAGTGTATCCAGCCTCAGTTAGTATCGTGTCAATATACTGCTTAACATAAATTGAGGGTTTAAAATCTTTCGTTGTCCAGATATCATATCTTGACCTACCCCCAATATCAATCATAGGATATACATATCCTTGCCCTATTGTAGCCGTCCAGCTATTGACTATATTCGTTTCTGTCCAGCTATGGTCTAAGCTACTAAGGTCTAAGTCTTGTAAATACTTATCTCGTATCTTCTCAAACAAATCTCCTATTTTGCCAGTAGCTTGTATCTCGTAATTGATTAATCCATCTACATTACTAATAGCTTTTAGTTGACAATAGCCATCTATGGCAGTAATTCCGTCTTGGATTATCTGGTAGCTTGTTTTAAGATTAGGGTTAAATGTCTGGAGGTCTATATTGACATCAAATGCGTGTTCAAAGATTTGATTAACTACTTTATTCTCTGGTATAGTAATCGTCTTAGAGAAGTCCGTCAAACGCTTCTGTGGGTTATTTACATCATACGCTTCTTTTGTCAAAGGGATTGCACCCTCGTTATGTGGTATCGAGTACCCAGCTATTATATGCTCTATTACCATTGTCGCTTATCGCTATTATCAACCTCCATTTGTAGCTCCATAGAATATACTTGACCATTTTCGCTTTTAGCGTGTTCAAAAGTATTACCAGTTACATTTACCGATACAAAATTAGCATCGTATTTCCAATAAACCTCTGGAGATGAAAACAAGTCCTCTAAGCCCTCAACTTCAAAGTCCTTTAGTAATCTACTGTTTAAAGTATAATTATCGCTTAGAGAGGTATGAAATGCCCTTTTACGTTGTGCATAGGTATTATGAGTGATGCTACTTGCTCCAATAGTACGAGTATTGTACTTTGCAAAGTTCTTATTTATGCTTGTAGTCTGATTAGACTTACCACTAAACGTAAAGCTATCATATCCACCTTTTCTATTTAACCAATGTAGCTCGTAATCAGTATAGGTATTCTCACAATCATCTATTTCAAACATTATGGTTTTTGTAGCCCATACATCCTCAGTAAAATTCAATATCCTTAAAGCATAGTATTTTACGTTTGTCATTACTGGAGTTGTCCCCCAACTATGCGAAGCAATCTCAGAAGCACCAACATCAAGCGTATATAACCCAGCAGTATTTGCAGCAGTCATTGTAGTTGACAATATATTTGTAAACGTACTATCTAATGTCTTTAAATAGATTTTATAAGTGTCAGTAAGACCTCCTCTCATAATCCAACTTGCTTGGTATTTCTGTGTAGACCTTACCTTTAAAAAGTTATTAGACTTACTTAAATTAAACCACTCAGCCTCTTGCTCAAAGCCATTAAGAAACTCTTTGTCGGTTTCAGCAGAAGCATCTTCAATACTCCAGTTATAATAATCTTTTGTACTTCCAGATAAATCAGCCCACTCAATATACTTTGGAGACGAGTTCCAACTATCAAAAGTATTGCCACTTACTGCACTACCTTGTAACGCACCACTATAATACTCTTGGAAAGCTATTTTAAAGTCTTTTAAGGCACTTTGAGATATATCAGTAGTATCTCCAGCCAATACAGAATAATCGCTGCTTACAAACGATTGTATAATATTTTGAATATCTGTTACAACTTGAGTAGCTGAGGGGATAGTATTTAACTGCAAAGTAGCAATCTTTGTATTATCTCCAGTTGGGTCAGTAAATAAACTTGCTATTACCTTAAATCCACTCTGTGCAGTTTCTGTACTACTGACTAAATATTCAATAGGAGCAAAACTCGGTTCTGGTATATTGGTTGTCGGTTGGTCTTGAATTGTAAGTGCCATCTATTTATATATACAAAAATAGACGCATAAATTTAGGGTAATAAAAAAACCCCCATTGCTGGAGGTTTAATTGTTTTAGGTTTTGGTTTTAATATTTAATTAAATCTGAATACATTTCAGACAATCTTTTTATATTAAAGTCACTTGAAATCATTTTATTTAATTCATTGATTTCATTTTGATTTGCTTTGTTATAATTTTTTTTACGTAATAATTCGCAAACTCTCATAAATGCTAAATCGAAACTTTCTTTTGTGTTGTGAGTAATTTTGTAATTCATTTTGTTATTGTGTTTAGTTATTTTAAATTATTTTATCTGAAACTCTATTTCTTATTAAGTCAAATCTTTTTATTGCTTCTTTTTTTGTTTTATACTTTGTTGATGTTTGAATAGTATAATCTGGGTAAATGTCTACAAAGTAAATGTCATTATAAGGTAGCTTACCCATTACTACTTTTTTGTTTTCGATTTTTGTTCTGTATGTAAATTCTTGTTTTGTCATTGTGTTTGTTATTATGATACAAATATAGTATAAAATATTAATACAATGCAAGTTTTATTTTATTTTTTTTATTCTACCTTAATAATATCTATAATATACTTACGATACTGCTCTAATAACTTGCTCTCAAAGTCTAATAACTCTTTGTCGTTAATCACATTAGAATAGAAGTTTGTTTTATCTAATCCATATTTCCAAATATTGTAAGATACTGCAAAAGCAATAGAATTTCTAATAG